GACGACCCCGTGCGAGACGCCCAAGACGCCGAATCCCCGCTGATTCAAGGCCGCACCTGGGAATGGTGGACCGCCGTCGCCCAGACCCGGCTGGAGCCAGGCGGCAAAGCCATCCTCATCCAGACCCGCTGGTCGCCCGGCGACCTCGGCGGTCGGATCCTCAACGAAGAACCCGACCGGTGGCGCACCATCGACCTGCCCGCTCTCGCCATGACCCCCGACGAATACGCGGCGCTCGGCCTCGATGCGATCCCGGACCCGCTCGGCCGGCAGCCCGGTGGCGCGCTCTGGCCGGAGCGGTACCCGGCCCCCGAGCTGCAGCGGATCCGCCGCTCCGTCGGCGAGCGCGTGTGGTGGGCGCTCTATCAGCAGCAGCCGCGTCCCGTCACCGGAACCCTGCTGTCGCGCGAGGACATCCTCGCGCAGCGCATCACCCCCGACACCTCCGCCGAAATCACGCAGCTGGTGGCGGCGGTCGCGGTCGACCCGTCCGGCGGGGGCCGCGACGAGGCGGGCATCGTTGGCGGCTGGCTCGGTGAAGACCAGCGCCTCTACATCACCCACGACCGGTCCGGGCAGATGCCGACCGAGCAGTGGGCCAGAGAAGCGTGCCTTCTTGCCCACGAGTTGAAAGCGGACCGGATCGTCTACGAGAAGAACTTCGGTGGGGATCAAGCCCGGCTCGCACTGCGCACAGCGTGGCACTCCCTCGCCGACGAGGGGGCCGTGTCGGGGCTGTGTCCGCAGATCGTTGCGGTGCATGCGAAGAAGGGGAAGCTGCTGCGCGCGGAGCCGATCGCGGGCCAGTTCCGCGAAGACCGCATCCGGCTCGTCGGGTCGCTGCCGCAGCTGGAGTGGCAGTGGATGACCTGGCTGCCTGGGCAGGAATCTCCGGGCCGGATCGACGCCAGCGTCTACCTGGCCTACAGCCTTCTGCCCGTGCCCGGCAGCGAAGCGGTGATCGGATCTCCGCTGCGGACCCCGTCCCGGCCGTCGGCGGGCGGGTCCCGCTATGCGCGGCCCATCTTCGGGAAGTAGGGCCGGGGGAGCGGGACGCTAGCTGTTTCCGCTTCCGTCGTAAGGTTTTTCCACTTCGGCTCTATTATGTGCCTCGTACCCGGAGGATCTTCAGCAGGGGGCGGCCGTGATAGGCGTCATGGAACTCGCAGTGCTCGGGGCCGCGTCCTACCGCGCCACCCAGCTCGGCGTGCACGACACGATCCTCGAACCCGCCCGGCAACGCCTCGCCGCCTGGCACGCCAGCCGCATCGACAGCCGGCCGCGCGCCTTCCTGATACAGCTGATCTCCTGCATCTACTGCTTCGGGTTCTGGCTCTCCGGGATCACCCTGCTCGTCTACCTCCTCGCCACCGGCCGCTGGCACGACGCGCCGCTCCTCGTGCACGGCATCGAATGGTTCGCCGTCGCCGGTGTGCAAGCCCTCCTGAACCGGCGTGACGACACCTGGGACGCGTGACCCGTGGCCACCCGGGGAGCCGGCCAACTCACGGCCGCCGCGCAGCGATACACCACGAAGATCGCCACCAGTCGCGCCAGGAAACCCGACGCGTCCTGGCAGAACGAAGCCTGGCGGTTCTTCGACAGCGTGCCCGAGGTCCGGTTCGCCGCAACCTGGGTCGGCAACGCCATGTCCGGGGCGACCATCTACGCCGGGCGCCGCGCCAGCGACGGCACCATCGAACGCGCCCCCGACGACCATCCCGCGAGCGAGATAGCCCAGCAGATCGCCGGAGGCCCCGACGGGCAGTCGACGCTGCTCGGCGACTTCGGCCCGCATCTCGTCGTCGCGGGCGAAGGGTGGATTGTCGTCCGCCCCACCGTCGACATCGCCACACGGGCCGTCAGCGGCTACGACTGGCGGGTGCTGTCCACCAGCGAGGTACAGCAGCAGAACGGCAAGATGACCGCCGAGATCGACGGCGACGTGATCGAGCTGCCCGCCTACGACGAGATCAGCCCGGATGAGTCGGCGCCGGTCGCGATCCGCGTGTGGGACCCGCACCCCAACCGGCACATCGAAGCCGACAGCCCAGTCCGCTCCTCCCTGGCCCTCCTTGAGGAACTGCAGCTGCTGAACGCCGCAGTGGCTGCGATCGCCCGCTCGCGCCTGACCGGTCGCGGCGTACTGCTCGTACCGAAGGGAACACGCTTCCCGACGGCGCCCGGCGCGGCCGGGGATGCCGAGGACGACGTGATCGACGTGTTCATGGAGGTCGCGTCAACCGCGATCCGTGAACCGGAGTCCGCCGCCGCCACCGTGCCGATCGTCCTCGAAGTGCCCGCCGAGGCGATCGGCGCGATCAAGCACCTGACGTTCGAGTCAGACTTCGACGACCTCGCCATCCGCCTGCGTGAAGAAGCCATCCGCCGGTTCGCCAACGGCCTCGAAGTCCCCGCCGAGATCCTCCTCGGCTTGGCTGACTCCAACCACTGGTCAGCGTGGCTCGCGACCGCCGAAGCCATCCGCATGGGCGTCGAACCCCGCCTCGGCATCGTCTGCCACGCCCTCACCACTCAGTGGCTCCGCCCGATGCTCGAAGCCCAAGACGTCGACGACGCCGACGAATGGCTCATCTGGTACGACACCAGCTCCCTACGCGCCGCCAGCAACCGGGCAACCACCGCCCTCGAGGCGTTCAAGCTCAACCTGATCTCGGCTGCCGCAGCGCGTCGCGAGACCGGTTTCGACGAGGGCGACGCCCCCGACGCACCCCAGCCCGACGACGCCGGCAACGGCGAGGCGACCGACGACGAGGACGGCACCGTGACGACTCTGCCCGTGAACGAGACCCAAGAGATTCCCGACACGCTGCCCGCCTCCGCCAGCCCGCTCACCCCGGTCGCCGACCCGCGGTGGGCCGCGGTCCTGGAAGCCGTGGACGGTGTCATCCACAACGCGATGTGCGCGGTGGGGGAGAAGATCCGCACCAAGCCCGTGTGCCCTCGTAGCGAGCGGGCCCGCGCCCGGACGATCCGCCCATCGGAGATGCACACCGTCTACCCCGTCGAGGCGCACCAGGTCGACGAGTGGCACATGCTCGACACGGCGTGGGACCGGATACCGGAGATCGCCGCCCGGTACGGGCTCGACGCCGACTGCCTGATCAACACCCTGGACGAGTACGCCCGGGACCTGATCGCCGCCCGGCATCCACACACGTACAAGAGCACAGACGGTCTCCTGCGCACGTCCTGCCTGGTGGCCGCCGCATGACCGGCAGGCAGACCGAGGCGCTCCGCCTGGACGTGGGCAACGTCCGAGGCGACCAGTGGTGCGGCGTCTGCAAGGCGTACACCGGGTTCACCGCCAGCCTGGTGGCGATGGGGGTGGAGGGTGTCACGGTCGTCGGCACTGTCACCGGCTGCATCATCTGCGACGACCCCGACGACCCGGAGGCCCACCGTGGCTGACGACCTCGAGGAGCTCCTGAAGACCGCCGAGGGGCAGGTAGCCGACGAAGTCCGGGCCGTCCTGGACGAGCTTGCCGACGAGATCGCCGCGGAGTTGGAGGACGCGACGGAGATCGTCGCCGCCCGGTTCTCCCTCAGCCGCATCGCCAGCATGTGGTCACAGCGGGTGCCGCGGATCATGCGGCGGCTCTTCCGTGTCGCCGAAACCGCCAGCCAGCAGGCCGCGTCCGACGTCGATGGCGAACTCCCCGACGACTGGGATGATCTGCCCGGCCGGTACGACGACGACCAACTGCCCGTTTCCCTCGGCGACTACGCCGAAGCCACCGAGCATCTGCTGCGCGCCGTCGGCGACCGGCTCACTGAAGCCGCCGTCACCGCGCTCGCCGAAGGCCTCGACGCCGGTGAAGACACCGAGCAGCTCCGGGACCGGCTGCGGGCCCTGTTCGCCGCCGACGGAAGCCAGTTGGGGGAGACGCGGGAGGCGCGCATCGCCCGCACAGAGGCGACGCGCGCCTGGAACGCGGCCACCCTGGCAGCCGCGCAGGCCCTCACCGGCCCGGCTCGGCCCCTCGTCAAGCAGTGGATCACCCGCCACGACCAGCGCGTCCGCGAAACCCACGACGCCGTCGACGCCCAACTGCAACTCCTCGACGAGCCCTTCACCGTCGGCGGCGTCGACATGGCCTACCCCGGCGACCCCACCGCCCCAGCCGCTCTCACCGTGAACTGCCGGTGCATCCTCGCCCTCGCGCGGGCCGACACCCGGCAGAGCGCCGCCGCCAGCCCAGCAGGAGAGGGAAACCCCGTGCGCGAAACCCACACCACCGCCGCCGCGGCGGACGACCCGTCACCGATCCTCACCTGGTCCACCCCCGGAGACGCAGCCCTCGCATTCATCGGCCAGCAGACCGGCGACGGCCGAGTCTTCGCCGAAGACTCCCTCTACTGGGAGGGCGGGCCGTGGCCCCTGCAGTACGCCGACGAGATGGGAGCCGGCCACGACGGCGCGGAACTCGCTGGAGCCATTCAAGAGATGGGCATCGACGGCCCGCGCCTCACCGGCACGGGCGTCCTGTACCTGACGCAGCGTGCAGGCGCCGAAGCCGCGATGCTCCTCCGGCAGGGCGCACCGCTTGGCGTGTCCGTCGACCTCGACGACGTCAGTGTGGAACTGGTCGACCACACCAGCGGCGACGGCGAGGGCGGTGACCTTGTCCTCGCCGCCGCCTCCTACGCCCGAGTGAGCGTCCTGTCGCTGGACGACGGCGGATGGATGATCACCGCGAGCAGCGCCCTGGCATGGACCGCCTCCGGCGCCGCAATGCAGAGCAGCACCCGCACCGCCTCGGTCATCTCCGGGCCCGGCGGACGCATCCCCGCCACCACCGCCCGCACCCTCTTCCCCGGTGCGCTCACCGCGGCGGCTGGCGACCCCGACGACCCCGAGTCCGGGACCGTCGCCCACACCGAGAACTCGGGCGACTTCCTCGTGCGCATCACCCGCGCCCGCGTCCGCGGCG